CTTTCTTAAAAGTGACTCTTTCATCTTTCAAATTGTCTGCATACACCCAAAGGCAGCGGACACCTTTACGAGCCTTGTTAATAGACTCGTAAACTTTAGCTTTCAAACGTTGAGCCTTTTGAGTAGTAAGATCAAAATCTTGTCCGGTTCCAAACCAAGCAGCTTTGCCATGAGGTAAATTCTCCAATATATGAGGATAACCAGGCGAGGATTTTCGGCTTATAGATTTATAAAAACCATCACCTTCCACACCTAAAATAGCTTCGTCAAATTCAAATACTAATGAATCTCTGTCCCCATTAACAACATTTTGCTTATAAGGACAAAGCACAGGAGACTGCGAATGCAACCAACTTCCCAAAGAATCTGCACCCTTAGCAACCAACATTTCCAATATAGGAATTTTTGGTGCCGAATAACCCAATACAGCTTTCTCGAATGGATCGATGATTTCGCCATCTTCGCCATAAAAAGAGCGTAATCGTGCTGGAGCATAAGTTGATTCACCCCAGTCTCCATGTACTGGAGACTTGCGAATAGAAGTTTTATCACAACCTCTATAAGCTTTAGGCGATTTCCAACCAGCCTGAAAAACTCCAAGAACAGTCTCTTCTTCACTCTCAGGTAAATCGATTTTCTCTTCTTCAATCTCAAAAATCTCATGATTACGAACAATAGATTCTTTAAGTCGGAGATAGTCTTCTACCACAAGTAGAAGACCTATGCCGCCGTCTGCTGCATTTTTCCCTGCACCAATATGAAAACCCATTATGGGGCGTTCATTGCGTGGAGGTGCTACAGAGAACAGCAAAGAACCACAATCACCAGATGTGGTCTTAACGTCATGGTAAGTGACTAAATAAGCCGTCTCTAGTATATGAGGTCCAAAATCAATATGAGATCCTGATTTATATTTAAAATTTAAATTAGTGACCCAAGACAACTTATCATCATTTTGCTGTTCGGGTATTACTATAACGCCACGCATAGCTGGTTTATCTTTGACACTAGCTATACGATTCAAAATACTTTTCTTTGCAGTGGTATGATTCCCAAAATGAACCACAGCCAAATCTTTTGTTTCATGCTGAACACAGCGTGAAAAGAAATCCACTACAAGAATTTCAAAATTGGCATTACTCGAAACCAAACTTTTACAGGTAACTTTCATTGTCAATTTATCCATTTCACTAGCTTTCTCATAATGTTGACCCATCAAAAATATAAAATGTGCTGGAAAAATGGCATAACGATCTTCAACAAATGTTAAAAATCCAAACTTATTACCAAAACATTCCATGGAAAACGTATTATAACGTAACGTTTTCTTCAAAATATCCGTGGCTTGTGGGTCTAAAG